GCCTCCTAAAAGCGTTGATGAGGTCCGCAAAGACATCACAGAGATTCGTAAGCGTATGCGGCAGCGCCTCAAGGATATTGAACGCGCTCAAAAACAAATTGAAGCGGAGAACAGCGTCAATACAGCCGCTCGTATCAAAAAGAAGCTACAGCAACGTAAGGATCAATTACAGAAACGTTTAGATGCCTATCGCGAACGCTTTACCGAACGAGGACCTACCGACGATGTCCCTACGCTAGAAGTACGTCGTATTGAAGACGAACAAACAAAAGAACTGGAGCGTCAGATTAAGTTCTATCAACGCGCTGAAAAAGAAGCAGCAGAAGCAGAAAAGTTAAGTGCAGAGCTTGCACGCCTCGCTGATATTGAAGGACGAAGTGTAATCTCAGAACTTGAGGCTACTACACGTACCAAACCAAAAGGACCTGTATCTCCCACGAAAGTCAAACAATTACGCAAGAAGATCAACGAGTCCAAAGCTCGTATGAGACAAAAGTTGCGTGATCTCGAAAAGGCTCGCATTGAAATGCAACGTGAAGAGTTATTCGCCTCTATGGAGAAATATTTCTACAAATCATTAGAGACGGATATAGCAAGTAGGTTTAGTCGGTACCTTATGAAAGCGCGACAGCTCAGGCAGTTAGCTTTGATCGACCAGCTTCCTTCTGTTCTAGCGGGTGTACCTACAGGAATATACGGTGTAGCTAAACAGGTATTTCGTATTCCTGCTAAATTCATCTCTGCTATAGCCAACGGACAGGGGGTCAGTATAGCTAAACAATTAGCAGGTGCCGAGTTTAGAGCAATGGGTTATATGTTCAGCGACATGGGCGACCTTGTGACGACCTTCAAACGTTCGTTCTTATTAAATGAATCCGTCACTGACAATATGGCAGGTAAGATGGAGATCGAAGGACAGAACGCTATTCCTAGAGGCGTCCACGCTATGGTTGTGAAAAGTCGTATGAAAGCGTCTAGAAAAGCACAAGCTGCAGGTAACGTAGCTGAAAAGATGACTAGCTATGTGCGTATGGGTAATATAATGAACATCTTATCTTTAGGTGTTCGTGGTATTATTGGTGTCGATGATGCATTCAAACGTATGATAGTCAAAGGACGTATCTATGCAGAGTCTTCTCGTCGCGCTCTTCTTGAGTTTCCTGACGATCCTGTTAAGATGAAGAAACGCGCTCAAGAGATCTACGAGACTGCTTGGCGTGATCAAGATGGGCTACCAGTTCTTGCAGACACTTTGGACTTCTACGATGAGCTTAACAACGTCCGCACAGAGCTTCTGTTCGCTTCTAATGCTGACAACATTGAGGACGTAGCTGAGTCAATGATCGAGCCTTTCATTAGGGTTGTTCAAAACATGGCCAAAGACAACGGCTTCACAGGAACATTGATAAATGCCTTTCTTCCGTTCTTTGGTGTGGCTACTCGCGGTGTTTACCGCTCTGGTCGCCTTGTTCTGTTTCCGTTATTGGCTGCTCGCGCCTTCCGAACTCCGTATGTTAAAAAGAGAAAAGAACTACTAAATGAGTTACGTGGTTATGAAATTAAGCTAACAAAGGATCCAAAAGGCGCTATCAAGGAGGGAGTACCAGAAACTATCGCTGCTTACAATAAGCGCCTTGATGAGATGGACATCCGCGAGCTAAAATACAAAGAAGAACTCCTTACCGATATTATGGTAGGAACTACCCTCGCTACAACAGGGCTGTTGGCAGGAGCTAGTGGTTCAATGACTGGTTCTCTATCATTCCTGTCAAACGAAGAACGAAAGAAACTTCGGGGTCTAAAAGATCCAGTAAATCAATATCGTATGTTTGGTATGGACTACAAGGCCGCGCTGCCTGTTACGTTTCCGCTGGCTATCTACGCTGACGTAGGTGCCTTCCTTCGTCTTCGTCGTATACAAGCTCAAACAGGTCAGCCTCTTCTAGATCCTGATCTTACGCTTCTGAGTGTTATGCAGCGCTCTTTCTTGGGGCTTGTGAAGGAGCTTCCGCTCACATCAGGTATCAATACGTTTGAACAGTTGACCTCAGAGGATAACACTCGTTTCGAAGAATCCTTACAGCGCTTGTTAAATAGCTACATTCCTGTTCCTGCCCAGCTTCGTAAGATTGTTAACACTATAACAGTGGACGGTAAAGTAGCGAATTTAAAAGGAGGCTCTTATTATGAACGAACCGCATACCAAGTTTTAGGTGTAGGCCCGATGAACTACCAGACAGATGTGTTTGGTTTCGATCTACAGACCGACGCTAATTGGGTTACAGATACTACATGGCGTCAGGCTCCGCGTTTCGGGGCCGATAAACCTGAAGATCCTCAGATAAGACTTACTTACGAGCGCTTTGAAAAGATACTAGCAAGTGATTCTCAATCACAGATCTCTAAGAAACCACGTAACCTGACTAGCGGTATCGCAATGAATAAATGGGTAGACGAGGACGGAGTTACTCTTGAATATCACTTCTCTCAAGTATTGAAGACTGTAAAGCTGCCACGTGGAGGCCAGAATCTAACGATGCTTGAAGCGGTGAGTAGTGTACTGGATAGCTCTGAGTTCAAAACAAAGTATGAAAAAGGCTGGTTACCTTCGGAAACAAACCCTGAAAAGTTTGAGAACGAAGGCTTAGAGCTGCTTAATGATACTATGAAGCGCTACTACACACAGGCTCGTAACAATATCATTCGCGACAAGATTACACGCGCCTCGTTCATAAATGAAGAAGAAGTCAGTCTAGACACCTTTATGAATCAAACGCTGCAACAGTTTAACAATGTAAGACCAGCGGGTAAACCGTTCTCCTTGCAAGATTTCTTTAACTTATAAAACAATGTCCGACGCAAACAAAGAACTACTAGAGGAGCTGATGGCTCTGACTATCGAGGAGTTAGTAAACCAGATACGTTCTGGTGAAGCTTCTCCTTCAACTCTCAACGTCGCTAGACAGATGCTACGCGACAACCAAATAACTTGCGCTGTTAGGGATAATAGTCCACTATCAGAGCTTGTAAACATCCTACCATTCGATGAGTCCGAAGAAACAACAGCAGATACCAGAGAAGTTAAAGGACTTTAGAAACTTTTTATATTATGTTTGGCACTCACTTGAACAGATTAAAAGAGATCCTACTCCGATTCAGTACGACATCGCTGAGTACATGCAGCACGGCCCTAAGAGGGCTGTTATCCAAGGCTTTCGCGGTGTTGGTAAAAGCTGGATCTGCTCTGCGTTCGTGGTACACCAGCTTCTGCTGGACCCAGCTAAAAACATCCTTGTTATCTCGGCTTCAAAGACTCGTGCAGATGATTTCTCGACGTTCACGTTAAGACTGCTACACGATCTTCCGTTATTAGAACATCTCAAACCTACCGCTGAACAACGCTTCAGTAAGGTATCATTTGATGTCGGGCTTGCACCAGCGTCTCATGCTCCCTCAGTAAAGTCTCTTGGTATCACCTCGCAGCTAACAGGTAGCCGTGCGGACATCATTATTGCTGACGATATTGAGGTTCCTACTAACTCAGCTACGCAGGCGATGCGCGACAAGTTAAGCGAACAGATCAAAGAGTTTGATGCGATCCTGAAGCCCAACGATGCGGCTAAGATTCTGTTTCTAGGGACTCCTCAGTGCGAGGACTCTGTGTACACCAAGATACGCGAAAGAGGCTATATGTCTAAGGTATGGCCTGCTGAATCTATTACAGAGAACAAGAATTATACTACCTATGGAAACTGTGTGTCTAGTCTATGTATCACAGAACAAGAAGGTGAACCTACAGAGCCTACCAGATTCACAGAGTTTGACCTAAATGAACGTAAGATATCTTATGGATCTGTAGGGTATGCTCTTCAATTCATGCTCAATCCGTCGCTTTCAGACGTCGATAAGTTCCCTCTAAAGTTATCAAATTTAATTATTTATAATGTAGATACCGATGTAGCGCCTGAGAAAGTCGTTTGGGCTAGAACGCCTGACTTAGAGTGGGCTGATCTACCCTGTGTCGGACTTAGAGGTGATCGTTTTTACCGTCCTATGGATACTGTGGGCGACTTGGTGCCTTACACTGGCTCTGTTCTAGCTATTGACCCTTCAGGTCGTGGTAAAGATGAAACAGGATATGCGGTAGTTAAGATGCTGAACGGTACGTTGTTTGTTCCAGAGGCTGGAGGAATCTCTGGAGGCTACGAGGAACAGACGCTTATTGCTCTTAAAAATATAGCTTCGCGCAACAAAGTCAACACTATTGTGGTCGAGTCCAACTTTGGTGATGGAATGTTTACACAGCTTATGAAGCCTATATTGCGCCGTGAGTACCCTTGTACCATCGAAGAGGTCCGACACTCTCAGCAGAAAGAAAAACGGATTATAGACACCTTAGAGCCTCTTCTAGGTGGTCATAGACTGGTAATATCTCCAAGTGTCATTGAGAATGACTACAAGACGGCCCAAAAGTACCCTCCAGAGCGTCAACTTCACTATATGATGTTTCATCAAATGACTCGTATTACGTCAGCTCGTGGGTCTATTCGGCAGGATGACCGCTTGGATGCCTTGGCAATCGGGTGTAACTACTGGGTCGAACAGATGGCTCA